CGAGCGCCTGTAAACCAGCTACTTGGTGGCTTCGCTCGGAGGACGGGCTGAGTCGTAGAGCCCTGCTGTCGGCAGGCTGCGCTGACTGGCCGTCCAGGTCAATGAAGATCCCCGGCCTGGTGGCGGAACATCTTGAGTTCCGTCAGAGCTGGTATGCGAACGTCGGATTGGGCGTTCACATCCTGTTCTCAATCGCCCTCGCTGTTGGCTTGCTCACGTGCATTGCTCGAAATTCCTTTCGGGATGCCTGGTTCGCCACGCGCAGATGGTTCCGCACGCTCTTTGGCTTGCCCTCGAAGGCTGAGCGAGTCGCGATCGCGGCTCGAGAGGCTCTCGTGGCGCATCGAGATGCGAGCGATGCAATTCTGCGTGCGTCAGACAGCGCCCGCAGGGTCTGCGACGGCGCTCACGACGCGGTGCGTGGTCCTGTGTCCATGGTTATGGACGTCACGGCCTATGTCGCCTCCATCACCTTTCCCCTCGCGATGACCATTGCCGTGTTCGCCGTGATCAGAATGATCTACGAGCGCTACATGAAGAGCGCGTCCAAAGGAAGACGTCGCCGTAGCAAAATCCGTCATCGTCGCCGAAAGAAGAATGTTGATGCGACTCCCGTGCTGCCCCAGCCTCATGACACCGACAGCTCCGCCGACCAAGCGGAGGACGCGACGTCCGAGAGCGATTCCGATGACGAAGACGCCGATGATGATGACGCCGAAGAAAAGGAAGGGTTCTCTGAACGAGACTTCTTCTCCACTTTCGAGGCGCTCGCTGGATTGTGTATGATCCCTCTTGTGGCCGCATATGGCTTCAAGTTTGTGGCTCAGCTCTGGTCCGCCGTCAAGTCGCTGTCTGACATGACTAAGAAGATCGTCACTGGTGTGCACTTGTACACCAGTGTGTTCGGCAAGTCTCATGTTCTGCCTGTACACTTCGTTGAAGGTGCGGGTGAGGCAACTGACGAGCTGTCCAGCAAGCTTCGAGCCGCCCTAGAGGCGCAAGTGAATCTGGCTGCTGAAGGCTCCTCTTCTTCCCCTTCCCCCCTGCTCAGTCCCCAAGAGCAGGAGGAGAAGGATGTGAATGAGGCGCTCGAAGCAGCGAGTGGTCCTTCCTCTGTCCCGGCTAGCGCCAGCTCTTCCGCATCATCGTCCTCTTCATCATCTCCCTTGCCACCGCACGTCATTCGCACCTACCTCACCCCTCGGGCTGTCTGGACAAAGGACGCGAGAATCGCGGCCCTGTCCGCGCTCGAGCTGCCTTTCAGCGACGAGAACGCTGAGGCTGTTGACAAGTGTATTGACGTGCTCCGCGAAGAAGCCAGAGCCAACGGCCGGCCAGAGCTTCTTACCGTGGAGGAGGTTGTCCTGCGCATGCGTGTGTCCGCGCACGTGTGGCATGTAGCCCCCGCGGCATCACGCGGTCCATACAAATTTTGCGACATTCCCATTGCCTCTGGTCCTGCGGCTCCTTTCGGACAGGGCCTTGAGGTGGTGAAGACCCAGTGGTGGCACTGTGAGGAATGTCACTCTTGCTACTGTCCCCACGCCTGGCGCGGTGTGCAGCGCACTGCAGTTGCTTATCCTTTCGTCAAGGAGAGCGACATCAGCAAAGCTAGCATCACCTATGCGCAGAATGTGCTCCTGAATCAAGTTGAGCGCTGCGCTGTTCGCGTCGGTCGTGAGGGCTTGGGCAAGAGCGAGATGGGGCTCGTCAGCCGCCTCCGTCTCGAGATTGCCAATGCGGTGCGCGAGAATCCCGCCATTCTTCCGGCGGTGGTTATGCTTGTCTTCGTTCTTCTGCTCCTTTTGATGCGTTACATTTATCATCTGCGCATCGCCTCGCGCTATAAGGAGCGTGTCAATCCCACTACTGTGTTCCGGCGCAGCAGTGATGGCGTCTACAAGCTTGCCCCGGCCGCGTTTGATGACGACGCTCGTGCCCCTTCTCCGCTCACGGAGGTGAAAGAAGATGCGAATGGCTCTAGAAACAAGTCCAAGAGCCAGTATCGCTCTAAGAGAAAGCCGTGGATTGACTACGACGGTGACGGCAATCCCGTTAGTAAGTCGAATGTGTATTACCAAGATGAGACTGGGCGTATGGAGCGTCGCGCTGGTCGTCGCGCTGCACGTGGACCAGGCTTGCACCAACTGATCGCACGCACCACTGGTGACATGGATCCTTTCCATGACGACAGAGGCGGCGAGCGAACAGAGTGCGCGGTCAGCGATGACAAGTGCGTCTCCTTGTTTGGGCACAAGAATGTCTTCGAGCCTGTTGCTCGAGACACTGTGGTCAAGCAGCTAGAACGCAAGGAGTGCGTCGTCGTCCAGCTCCCTCTCGGCTATCAGTTCAGCGCGTGCCGACCCAACTCCGACGGCATTTGTCCCAAGGTGGCGGCGCAAACCGCTGCCGTTCGAACTGATATTGCCACACACACTGAGACCGGCTCTCAAACTTCACCTACCCTGCTTCCCCTGCCGCTCGAGAAGACGGAGTGCGCGCGATCATGCGCCCACTCATCCTCGCAGCTCAGTGGAATTCGCAACCCGCTCGTTCATGATGGTCCCACTCCTGCTTTGGACGATCTGACGTGGCAGAATCGCGCCCTGCAAGCCGAGATTGCTCTCTTGAAGTGTCAGAGAGATCTCGAGTATACCACTGCGCAGGAATCTGCCAGCCGCAAACCCGGCTCCCGCCGTGAGAAGGCAGCGATCAAGCAGCGCAAGCGCGCAGCTGATGCCCAGGAAGCGGTTGCATCCTCCCTCGCCGACGTTGTCGCGCACACTCGTAAGCACGCTTTGAGCGGACGTGCCAAGGCCAAAGGGGGCCTCGATGGCACAATTGCTGCGATGGAGCAGCGACTGAAGGCGTTGGAGGGCCCCACTTCTGGCGTGACTCAGAAAGAGAGTCACATCAACGGCGCTCCGCTCACGATGCGAGCCAATTTGCTGAAGAGTATTGGTCTTGCATTTTGCGGAGCCGCTCGCACGCAGGCACTGCGCATTTGGAACGGCGTTGTCGTTCCTGCGCATGTGTTCAAAGATGGTGGATTGCCCACGGTTCGCGTTGTTTTCAAGCCCAATGAGGAGTTCATCGAGATCGAGCTTTCGGTCAACGATCCCCGAATGGTGGCGATTGCGAACGACACTCTGTACTTCCCCACACCACAGCTTCTGTCCGTGCCGGCTGCAAAGACGGCCACAGTTGGCCCAGCATATCTCACGCAGCACGACAGTGCTCGAGTGAGTTTGTATGCATGGCGTAGCCAAGACCATCTGAAGCGTGGTGAGTGCTCGTACAGCGTGGGAGAAATTCTGACGCTGTCCAGCCTCGTGGAGGCGTCTGAGCGAGCGACTTACACATGTGACTCGGAACCTGGTTTTTGCGCAGGCCCTGTTGTCAATGTGCATGGCAAGGTCATCGGTTTCCACAACGCCACGGTCGGCGGAAAGCACAATGTCTTCATTCCCATCACTGAGGGAGTTCGACAGCATGCTAACCCGATCGGGCCCGTGACGTCCGTCCCAGCCCCAGCTCCCAGCTCAGCGCCTACTCTGCCGTCTTCCTCTTCTTCTCCGTCCGTCTCGTCAAACTAGAAACCCCCTTCCCATCCCTAACCGCCTCGGCCCGATGGTACGCCAAGTATCTTCCGGACAGAGAGTGGTTATATGAGGAAGGGGGTGAACCCTCGCGCATGCTTTTGTCGTGGTGCCCGCGTGGCATCATTAAGAGAGTAGGCGCTGCGAGAAGAGTTTCGACGATGAAGGCCTCCGAGACTCCGAATTCATCATTCGAGGAGTTTTGGAAGGAGAGGCATCCCGATGCGAGCGAGCCCGTGCCCACAAAATACAGACAAGTCCAGCCCAACATGGATGCTAGTTTCCAAGCATTCGCCAAGTATGACCGGCCCCAGCCGGAATATGACCCAGCGATCCTTGATGTCGCGCTTTCATGGATGGAAAACCATTTCGCGCCCAAACTCATGGGCTCCCGCGTCCTCTCGGAGGAAGAGGTTCTCGCGGAGATGGACATGTCGACTTCAGCTGGCTACCCATGGTCGCTGAAGTTTCCAAACAAGAAAGCCTTCCTCGCCGATGACGTCGCTAGGTCTGTCCTCACAGACTTTTGGGACGTAATGGGTGATGAAGCTGAGCCCGAACCTGTGCCGATTTGGACGTGCTCGCAGAAGCGCGAACTTCGCAGTCAAGCGAAGATCGAGCAGAACGCGTTACGCGTTTTCACAGCCTCCGCTGTGGAACACACAGTTTTGAGTAATCGACTCTACATGGATCAGAACAACAAGTTCTACGATGCTCACCTTGAGATCGACAGCTACGTTGGTGCTACCAAATTCCTCGGAGGATGGAATGCACTCCATCGTCGCGTTTCGCGCGCCGATGATCCCCTACACCGAGACCGCGGTTTTCGACGCAACGGGATGGCACTCGATACCAAGGATTTCGATGCTGGTCGCTATCGAGCGCAGATCGAAGGCATCCGCGACTTTCGTTGGCGCTGTATCCGTGCGGTCGACAGGACGGAGGCGAATCGCCGACGTCACGAGAGATGCTACAACAACATCATCAACTCGACTGTCGTCCTGGAGAACGGAGAGCTCGTTCGCAAGAACACTGGCAACCCTAGCGGTTCTGGCAATACCATCGTTGACAACACTCTTTTCCTTTATGTTGACCAAGCCTATGCGTACATTGCGGCAGCCAAGGCTGCAGGCATTGACGTGACGGAGAGGGATTTCCATGAAGATGTGGACATGGTTGGCAACGGTGACGACCTCCTTTCAGCGTGTTCCGATGACATCATGGACTGGTACCACCCAGCGGCTGTCATTCGGGAGCTCGCCAAGCTCGATATCGTGTGTAAGACGGACGACGAGAATTTCCGTCCGATTGAGAAGCTCGATTTCTTGAGCAACCACTTCATTTGGAGCGACAAGCTCGACATCTGGCTTCCCAGGCCCGAGACCGAGCGTGTTCTGTGCTCGATCATGTGGGGTTCCGACTCAGACGACGTCCGTTGGCATTTCTACAGAGCGTGCATGCTCCGCATCGATTCCTATGGCGATCCCGTGTCGCGCGAAGTGATCAGAGACTACCTTGAGTACCTCTTGACCAAGTTCAGCAGCAAATTCCGGGATGGTTTCGTGAGGCGCCCTGATGGTGCCATATCCGTGAAGGTCCTTCTCCGCGGATACAAGTCCGACGCCTGGATCGAGGCCTTGTACAGCCCTTATGAGAGTGAATCCGCACCGTGCATGGACGAGTTGAAAATCCTCTGCACGGAGGTTCGAGCAGTGATGGGAGAAGAGGAAGAGCTCGTAAGGCCACAGCTCCTCTTTAAATCTGCAAGAAACGAAGCGTCGAATCCCGTTCGTCCCAACCAAGACGAGCGTCAATCTCTCCGTACTCCTCCTCTCTTCTCCATGCCTCCCAAGAAGAAGCAGCAACAGCATCTCAGCCGACGCGAGCGCGCCAAAGCGCGCTCTGCTGTTAAGGCTGCCGCCGTGCGCGCTGTGAGCAAAGTCGTCGCCAAGAAAGCTGCGGCTGTTGCAATCAAGGGTCATGGTGACTACCGCCCCACCTCGTTCACGCGCATTCGCGGACGCGGCGACTACGCAACCGTGGGTCGCAGCATCGGCGGTCTGCTTGGCGGGGCTGTTGGCGGTGTGGGCGATGCCGTCGGTGGCCTGATCAAGGCGATCACTGGCCACGGCGATTATCGCACACATGGACCTAGCAGCAATTCCCTGTTCGAGCCCAACCGCTTCCCCATGAAAATGGGTGCCATGAACGTCAAGTTCGCGGGTGGACCTCCTCGGGTGCAGCATCGCGAGATGATCTGCCCGGTCCTCGCCACAGGTGCCAAGTTCAGCACTCAGGCCTTCCGTATTCAGCCCGGTTTGAAGGGAAAGGACACTCTCTTCCCCTGGCTGAGTTCCCTCGCACCGTGCTTCCAGCAGTATCAGCTCAACGGCATGATCCTGGAGTACGTCTCCACCAGCACGAACTACTCGTCGCAGGTCGCTCTCGGCACTGTGATGATGAGCACGCTCTACGACGCGGAGGCAAGTGCGCTCATGAGTCAGCAAGCTGTTGACAATAATGAGTTCACCACCTTCGCTCCCCCGAGCGAGTCTTTCATCCACCCGATTGAGTGCGCGTCGAAAGAGTCACCGCTGGTCACGCGATACGTTCGTTCGAGTAACAGCAACTCTGCCTCGAGCGACGATCGCTTCTCTGATGTTGGCCTTTTCCAGATCTCTCAGGCTGGCATCACGGCGCCGGAAGGGACGCAGCTAGGAGAGTTGTGGTGCGTGTATGACATCACGTTCCTCAAGCCCCAGCTGCCCGACATGCACGTCGGCACGACCTTCTATGCGACCGCCTCGGCTGTCATGCCGGGAGCCCAGAACAATTTCGCTGCCTACAAGATCAGCGATGAGTCCTCGCTTCCTGCAACGTTCAACTCGGATCGATCGCGCATCAACCTTCCGCTCGGCTTCAATGGTAACTTCTTGCTGCTGTCCTACATGGCGTGCGGCACGTCGACCCTCGCTGCCGCCCCCGGCATTAGCGGAACTGGCACTGATGTGACGTCACTCGAGCTCTTCGCGACTTCCATCGCGAATACCTGGCAGTCCACCCAGGAGCGAAGTAGCACTTCTGCTCCCTCCTTCTACCTCGGAGTCTATGCCTTCACCACGATCGCGGAGAACGAGTCTGAGAACTGGATCTCTTTCAAGCCCATCAATTTTGCTGGGCCTTGGGGAGGAACCGTTCTCATCGTTCCCCTCGATAACGACGTGAGCAAGAGCAACGTCTTCACGCAGCTTGCTCGCGCGTTGGGCCACGGAAACACAAGCCATCGCTTTCACGATGGCGATATGCTACGTAAACTCCTGAGTCAAGCCGTCGCCGCAGCCCAGGATACTGCCACGTCGTCCACTCCCGACATTGAGGTCATCTCTGAGGGGGACGACTGCAGCGTTTCCATTGGCAATGCGCCGACCCATTTTGCAGTCGGGCCGTCATCCACGTGGGGTCCACCGGCACCCACGTCGACACCGGTTCTCACTGCACGACGCTGACGGGACCTCCCGGCGGCCCCCCGATTCCTGACCCCGGAATGTAAAGACAGGGAAATCCTCTCACAAGATCTATCGTCGTTTTCGTACTATGGTGAATCTCCGTGGGTGGTCCTCACGCTCGTCTGAGTGTGGGTAGAGGAGTCCACGTCCTCAAACGTGGCGAGACCGAATCAAGCGAAAGAATGGCGCGCCGCCTGCGCAATGGCGGGTTGTTTTATGGTTGGTAATGGCCAACGAGCACTGACTAACGTCTGGGACCACTAACGTGGTTGTCTTCCGTTGAGGGCTGGTAACCCTCTTCGCAACGTGCGTAAATCCTTTGATATATCAATCACTGGTCGCACCGAGGGAAGACGAAGGTGCAAGTTGATGGTCCTGCCTATATGGAGAGTTTTGTGTTTTCTCGCCCATATGGGACAGCCCAA